TCGCTGAATCAGCTGGTGCAGCAGCGCCGTTAATAAAGGCTACACAATGAGTATTGACGAGCTTAGAGCAGCTTATAAGCTTTTATTTAACACAAAAGATGGCGAAACAATCTTAAAAGATCTGGAAGCTAGGTATCATGTAAATGGATCAACCTTTTCTCCAGATGCAACCGAAACGGCCTACAGAGAGGGCCAGCGTACTGTAGTCCTATTTATAAAAGCAATGCTGGCCGATAAACCAAAAAGAGAGGACATAGTAGAAACATGAGTGAAGAAGCCCAGGTAGCGGAAGCTCCAGCCGTTGAAGATGCTGGACAAGCTCCGTCTGCGCAGCCAGCCGAATATGATTGGCGCTCAGAAATTCCAGAAGAAATAAAAGGACATAAATCATTAGAAACAATCCAGGATGTACCTGGATTAATAAAAAGTTTTGTTCATTCACAATCCATGATAGGTGCTGATAAAGTAGCCATACCAGGTAAACACGCCACCGATGATGATTGGAATGTTGTTTACGGCAAACTCGGTAGACCGAATGAAGCAAAAGATTATAACTTGGCAGCTACAATACCAGAGGGCCAGGTAAAAAATGAAGAAATGTTGAACTGGTTTCAGAACACGGCCCACGAAGCTGGGTTGTCGCAGCGCCAGGCAACATTATTATTAAATAAATTTAATGAACAAACTAATAATCAACTCAGTACCGACCAGCTAAATGTTCAAGCTGAGGTGCAAAAGACAACTCAGGAGCTGCAAAAAGAATATGGGCCAGCTTTCCAGGATAGAATGAAAGTAGGTAACGGCGTTCTTCAGCAGTTTGGTAATGTTGAGATTGCAGATATTGAATTAGCTGATGGGCGGCGTTTAGGCGATCATCCAGACGTTATAAGGATGATTGTGAATGTTGGTGAGTTTATTACCAAAAAAGTCGGTGAGGATAGCTTAGAGGGCGTTAAAACAAGCAATGCTCTTGGACCTCAAGAAATAAATAATAAAATTGTAGAAATGACCGCTGAAGATACACCTTACTGGGATGCAAAACATCCTCAGCATAGTTTCTATGTAGACGAAGTTATGAAGTATAGGGAGATGTTAAGTGCATAATAAAGAGTTTAGATTAGAAGTTTTAAGAATGGTGCTAGAAACTGGATCAGGAAGAATCATTGATGATCCAATGGAAAGAGCTAATAAGTATTTACAATGGTGTGAAGCTGGAGATAAACCTGATGGTCCTCCAAAAGAAAAACCAAGTAAAGTAGTCGAGATAAGCAAAGGCCCTCGCAAAACCAAATAACCTTACGTCTGGATTCCCAGGTAGCGTTTTAATTTTATGAACTAAGGAGTATGTAATGAGTTCACAAATCACTACTGCTTTCGTCAATCAGTTCAGCTCCAACGTACAGTTATTGTCGCAGCAAAGAGGTTCTTTGCTACGAGGTTCTGTATCTGAGGAATCTGTAACTGGTGAGAAAGCCTTTTTTGACCAGGTAGGTGCAACCGCTGCGGTCAAAAGAACTTCAAGACATCAAGATACACAAATTCTTGATACACCACATTCAAGACGAATGGTAACTATGGATTCTTATGAGTGGGCCGATCTTATAGATGATGCCGACAAAATAAGAATGTTAATTGATCCTACATCAACTTATGCTCAAGCAGCTGCTTCAGCAATAGGTAGATCAATGGATGATGCAATTATTACTGCTGCAACTGGTACGGCAAAAACTGGATCCAGTGGAAGCACTGATACCTCAATGCTTGCTGGTAATATTATTGCTCATGGATCAGCTGATTTAACAATAGCCAAGCTCATAAGTGCAAAAAAGATTTTGGATGAGGGATCTGTAGATCCATCAATCCCAAGATATATTGCCGTAGCTCCAGCTCAAGTAGAAGCTTTACTTGGTACTACACAAATCACATCAAGTGATTTTAATACTGTCAAAGCTCTTGTCGCTGGTGAAGTGGACACTTTTATGGGTTTTAAATTTATTATGTCAACCAGATTAAGTGTGGCATCCAGTATCAGAACTTGCTTTGCTTGGGCTGAAGATGGAATCAAACTTGCTGTTGGAAAAGACGTAATGGCGAAAATTGATGAGCGTGCTGATAAGAGTTACAGTACACAAGTCTTTTATTGTGCAACCTTTGGTGCAACACGAATGGAAGAAGCTAAAGTAGTTTCTATCCTTTGTGATGAATCAGCTTAATTGGGAGATAGATTATGACAACAAAAAATTCTGATCTCGTAGCCAATTTTGAAGCTACATATACAATGAGCGATGCTGGTTTGTTAACTGGAACAACCAGGATTGCTCAAGGCACTATTGAATTAGCAGATGGAGATAGCACTGATAACGATATTGTTATGCTAGCTCCAATACCTACTAATGCCAGAATAAGCTCCCTTAAAATAGGCAGTGATGGTTTAGGTGGTAGCTGCACATTTAATGTTGGCTTATACACTAGCGCTGGCGTAGTCAAAGACGAAGATTGCTTTGCAAGCTCCGTTGCTGATGCAGCTGCAATGACAGATGTAAGATTCGAAGCCGCAGATATTAATACTTGCGGTCAAGAAGTTTACACTATTGCTGGTGATTCAACTGATCCAGGAGGACACTACTATGTTGCTGCAACATTCAATGCAACTGGTGGTACTGCTGGTACTATGTCATTCATTATTGAATACGTTATAAACTAAACTATAGGCAGCGCAGCAATGCGCTGCCTTTTTTATAGGAATTATTATGGCTTCAGTGGTAGATATTTGTAACTCAGCTTTGAATCAAATTGGCGCATCTAATATTATTTCTCTTACAGAAGATAGTAAAGCTGCCAGGATATGCAATCAAAGATATGAGTTTGTAAGGGATGCAACATTTAGATCACATCCCTGGAATAGTTTGATAACCAGGCAGACACTAGCACCAGATGCTGATGCACCTAGTTTTACTTTTGCAAAACAGTTTACGTTGCCTACTGATCCTTTTTGTTTGAGAGTATTAAAACTTTCAGATCCAGAGATAAAGTTTGAGCTTGAGGGTAGAAAAATTTTATCCGATGAAAGCACTATAAACCTGGTGTTTATAGGTAAAGTAACTGATCCAAACCAATACGACACTCTTTTACTAGAAACTATTGTGGCTGCTCTAGCAGCTGATATAGCTTATCCTTTATCTGGTAGTATTAGCCTGGCATCCCAGCTTGCAACTTTGTATAGAGATAAATTAAAAGAAGCGAGGTTTGTTGATGCAACTGAGGGTAATACAACTAATACTTCTAGCATCCAGGATAGCGAGGTATTAGCTGCAAACACATTCATTAATGCGAGGTTGTAAATGGCTAAGGCTTCACCTCCATTTAATAATTTTACTGCTGGTGAATTATCGCCCAGGTTAGAGGGCCGCACTGATGTAAATAAATATTTCAATGGCTGCAAAAAGTTACAAAACTTTTTAATACATCCTCATGGCGGTGCAAGTCGTAGACCTGGTACGAAGTATGTTAATACTGTTAAAACAAGCGCAAACTTCACCAGGTTAATACCTTTTGAATTTAATGTTGAGCAAGCTTATATATTAGAATTTGGTGAAAACTATTTTAGAATACATAAAGATGGCGGCACTGTAGTTTCTGGTGGCAATCCAGTGGAAGTCGCAACTGTTTATACAAGCGCTCAGGTATCTGAAATAAAGTTTACACAAAGCGCAGATGTTATGTACCTGGTGCATCCATCTCATCCAGTGCAAAAGATAACCAGGACAAGTCATACTGCCTGGACAATAACGGAAGTTAATTTTCTCCGTGGTCCTATGCAAGATCCTAACACGACAACTACAACATTAACTGCAAATGGCCGTACTGGTAGTGTTACTGTTACTGCAAGCGCAAGCACTTTTGTTTCAACTGATGTAGGAAGATTAATAAAGCTGCATGATGGTTTTGCCAAAATAACAAACTTTTCAAGTGCAACCTCTGTTACTGCAACTGTCCAGGAAAATGCCGAGGGTAGAACTGAGCTGATGCCTGGTTACACTGCAACAACTATTGCATTTTTTGAGGGTGATCCAAGCTCAACTGGTTTAGAACACAATGATAGAATTACAGACACTGCTGGTAATTTTGTTACTGAGGGTTTTAAGGTAGGTCAAAAGGTAACTATATCTGGTGCATCAAATGGTGGTAATAATAAATCCACTGCCGTTTTGTTAGTTCAGGTAACTGCTGATACAATATTATTTTCTCCAAGCGTGGATCTAGTAGACGAAGCGGCTGGACAATCAATAACAATAAATGGCGAACTTGAAGCTGATAACAATTTTAGCCTGGGTGCATTTAGTGCAACAACTGGCCATCCAGCAGCAGTAACATTTTTTGAGCAGCGCCTTGTTTTTGCAAATACAACGGCACAACCACAAACTTTGTTTTTTTCAGTAGGTGGCAGCTTTGAAGATTTTGCAGATGGTATAGATGCTGATGATGCTTTGACATATACTATTGGATCTAACCAGGTAAATGTAATTAGGTATCTGACCTCAAGTAGAGTTTTGATTGTCGGCACTAGCGGTGGTGAATTTGCAGTAAGCGCAAGCGGCTCAGCTGAACCTCTTTCGCCGACAAACGCTCAAATAAAACGCCAGGCAAATTATGGATCTGCAAATATCCAGCCTATCCAGGTTGGTAACGTAACTATGTTTGTTCAAAGAGCATCAAGAAAAGTAAGAGAGCTGGTATATAATTTTGATTCAGATAGTTACCAGGCTCCAGATCTAACTGTCTTAGCAGAGCATATTACTGATAGCGGCATAACTGAAATGGCTTATCAGCAAGAGCCAGATAATATTGTATGGTGTGTTTTAACTGATGGTCGTTTTGTTGGCATGACATATAGACGAGAAGAAAATGTTGTTGGCTGGCATGAACATATACTTGGTGGATCTTTTGGCTCTGGTAATTCTGTTGTTGAAAGTGTTGCAGTTATACCTGGTGATTTGGATGAAGATAATGTTTACCTGGTTGTAAAAAGAACAATCAATGGCGCAACTGCAAGATACATAGAAACATTTTCAAATTTTGATTTTGGCACTGATGTTGAAGATGCTTTTTTTGTTGATAGCGGATTAACTTATAGCGGATCCGCAGCAACAACAATATCTGGTCTAAATCATTTAGAGGGCCAAAGTGTATCAATCCTGGCTAATGGTGCAACTCATCCTAACAAAACTGTTTCCTCTGGATCAATTACTTTGGATAGATCAGTTACAAAAGCGCATATTGGATTAGGTTTTGATTCAACCTTACAAACAATGCGAGTAGATGCTGGCGGCACTGAGGGTACGGCCCAGGGCAAAATAAAAAGAATACATGATATTACATTGAGATTATTTAGAACTGTTGGAATCCAGGTAGGTAGCAGTGAAAGTGAAATAGATAGAATACCATTTAGAAGCTCAGCTGATGATATGGACACTGCTCTTTCGATGTTTACTGGTGATAAAGAATTAGAATTTAGAGGTGGTTTTGACAATGATGGATTTATTGTAGTCAAGCAAAACCAGCCATTACCAACAACAGTATTAGCAATTTTTCCAAGGCTGCAAACTTTCGATCAATGATAGTAGCAGATTACAAGCCAGAGCATGGCCAGGAAATACTTGACGGCAAAATGAATAAAGGTGCGCCGCAGCACATAAAAGAACATTTGGATTTTGCAAAAGGACTTCATGTTCCTGGTCAATCATTTAGTGCGATAGATAATGGCCACCTGATAGCTTGCGGCGGTATCAAACAATTATGGCCAGGAGTTGCTGAAGTTTGGTTTTTATCAACTGACAAAGTGCATAGCCATGTAAGGCCAGTGATGAAAATAATTTTTAAGTATTTACCAAGGCTGATTGAAGAACAAAAATTGGTGCGAATCCAATCAGCAGTAAGAGTAGATTGGCCAGAAGCTCAAAGGTTTGCTCAGTTTATGGGATTAGAAAACGAGGGCCTTATGAGAAAATATGGTCCAGATGGTAGCGATTATTTTAGATATGCAAAGGTTTTTTAATGGGTATTGAAGCAGCAATAGCATCAACTGTAGTAAGTTCGCTGGTGGCCGCAAACGGCGCTAGAGCCGTGGGTAAAGCTCAGCAAGCAGCAAATAATTATAATGCAGATATTAATGAGCGTAATGCCCTGGCTAATGAACAAGATGCAGTGCAACTTAAAATAGCTAGCCAGCTTGACATTGCAAGATTTCGTAGGGAGTTTTCTGATCTCCAGGATGCAACAAGTCAGGCATTTAGATATAATGGATTTGTTGCTGAGGGTGGTACGCCATTGAAGATTGCCCTGGCAAATGCAAAAGAAGCTGATGAAGAAATAGCTATAAGAAAATATAATGCAGCGGTTGGTGTCCAGGAGCTTGAAGAAAGCGCCGTGCAAAATAGGATGCAAGCACAACTGAATAGATTATATGGATCAACCGCAAGAACTGCTGGTAATATAAACGCTGGTGTAAGTTTGTTAAGAGGATTTAGCTCAGCTGCAAATATACAAGCTGGTGCAAATCTAAACAGACAATCAATTCGAAATAATATTAATTTACAAAAACAAACTGCGCAAACGAGGTTTGGTTAATGAAAGTACCTACTTATAATAGACAATCTGCCAGGACAACTGGCACTGGTGCAAGACAACTTTCAGTACAAGCTAGTCCTGGTGCTTTTTCTCAAGCAGCACAAGCAACTGCAAGGCTTGGTGAAGCTGCACAAACTGCATCTTTAAATGCTTTGCAAATTGCAGAACGTCAACAGACAGAAGAATTTAAGGCAGCAGAACAAAAGAAACTAGCTTTTTTTGAAGCTGAATTAAAAAATAAATATGAATCTGAGTTAGCTGACGGAACTTTAAAATATAATCAGGCTTTGAATGATGCGGCGCTTGAAGCTACAAGAATGGATCCCAGCCTTAGTAATAGATTTTTCAATGCAACTTCTGAAAAACTTAAAAAAGATTTATCAAAAGGTTTTTCAAGTAAAGCTGCGCAAAGAGATTTCCTTATAAAAGCAGACCTGGCTTTCACAAATAAAAGTGTGTCAGTGAGATCTAATACATCAAACAGATTAATAAATGAACAAGCAGCGGTGCTGATAAACTCAATAGATCATTTTAAAAAACAAGCAGTAGTAGGTAATGCAGCAGAAAAACTTGAAGCTGCAAACGAATTGTTTGGCCAAAATGGTATTTATGCAAAGCTTGTTAGCCTGGGATATATGACAAATACTGAAGCTACTGTAAAACGTCAAGCAGCTCAAAAAGACATTCTAAAAAATTCTGTAGTAGATAACTTTCAAAAAATTGGAACTATTGAGGGAAAAGAAAAATTTATTGAAAACTTAGAAAAGAATCCGCCAGGCACAATGGATTCAGTAGAAGCAAGAGTTTTAGTTAGGAATCTCAAAACTGATATAAAAAATATGAAAGCCATAAATAAAACTCAAGCTGCATCATTAAAATTAGACCTAAATGATGTAAATAAAATTTTTAAAAAAGGTGGCACTGTTGATATTGAAGTAATCAATGGTTTGGAAAATAAAGCAAAGTCAATGGGTCCAGATGGTGTAGAATTAGTGGCACTAGCTAATAATTTAAAATTAAAAAAACAAATATTCGATGTTGCCAGGAAAACAAACATGGCATCTCTTACTGCTGAGATTACAAAGTATTCAACTGAGGGAATACCTGGAGCTGGTGCGGCTGGTGTAGATACATTGATTGAAGCAGAAATAGTAAACGATCTTAAAACTCTTGAAACAAATATGAGATCTGAACTTAAAAGAGATCCGCTTACTTTTGCTGAAAGAGCTGGTAATACAAAAATTACGCCTATAAATTTTGTTGATTCAATAGCAGCTAATCCTGGTGATAGATCTCTAAGTGGAAACTACGAAGTTCGTGTTAGTAAAAGAATAAGTGAAGCAGTGGCCGTATCTGGCCAATATGGATCTGCGCTGAAATTTTTAAAAGACGAAGAAGCCAGCAGTTTAAAAGCATTTTTTGAATCCAGCACTACTAGCACAGAACAAAAGCTTTTAGTTTTGAATAAATTAAACCAGGGTTTTGGCAGACACGCCTCAGATGTTTTAACAGAGCTATCACAAAAAGGCGCACCAGAACTTGCACATATTGGCGGTCTAATGCAGCTAGGTTTGATTGATAATGCAAAGTTTGCATTGCAAGGCTTAGATCTTAAAAATGCTGGTAAGAAAGCTCCAGAAGCTACAAACATAAATACACAAGCAGAATATTCTAATACATTAGGCAATGCTTTATTATTCACGCCAGCAGAAGTCCAGGGAGCAGCAAAACAAGTATCTGATCTTATTTATAATAAAATGGCAAACGATCAAGGATTACAGTTTTTTAGAAACAATGTATATGCTGATGCAATAAAAATGGCAGTAGGAAATGTTGATAAAGTAAATGGCCATCCAGTAATAATACCAAAAGAACTTGATGCAGATAAACTTGAAGATATGCTTGATGACATAAAGTTAGAAGATTTTGCAGCTCAAGGTTTTAACATAGATGCAAAGCTTCTTAAAGATATTCAAGATGAAGAATACAATCTTTATGTTGTCGGAGATGGTAAGTACAAGTTAGCCAGGGGTACGCCTGGTGATCCAGATTTTTTGATTGCTGGCGATCTAAATGGCAATGAAATAATTTTAGATGCTCTACAATTCTACGGATTTAACTAATGAGTTTTCTTTATACAAAAGAGGAGGAGCAACGTACTGGAACAAAGGCAACGCCTGGTACAGTAGTTACAACTGGTGAAGCTAGTTTTATTGATAACCTAAAAGCTGCTTACAAGTATAGCGAATATAACAATACTTCAGTATCAGAATCTATTGTTATGGAGGAGCAGTGGGATCCATACATACAAACTATAAATGAGAATAAACAAAAGCTAGGTTTGTCTAATGATGTTGTAAATCCTGGCAAACTTTTATCAATGGCTATTTTCAATGAAGAAAGAAAGTATGCTGGCTATGAAAAAAAAGTAAATGAAATATCAAAAATAATTAAAGATAATCCAGATTTGTTTGGTGAGTTCAGCCATGAAAAACTTATTGAAAATGCAAAAGAACAAGCAAGGCTTGCTTTCAAAGAAAACCAAGAGATAACAGAACGATCACCAAGTTTTAGTAATGTATTAGCCAGGTTAACTGGTGAAGCTGGATCACTAATACAAGATCCAGTAGTTATTGGTAGCTTAATGTTTGGTAATGGTCCTGGTAAACTTTATCAACTAGCCTTACAACAAGCTATTGTTGGAGGTGGAGCAGAATATTTAATTCAAAGCAATGTAAGAGATTGGTATAAAAAAACTGGCCTTGAATACACTGATGCGCAGTTTTACCAGGCAATAGCTTTTGGTGCTGGATTTGGTGCAGCATCACCTTTTGTTTTTAGAGCTGGTGGTAAAACAATATCTTTTACAAGCGATCAGATAAAAAAAGGAATCCAAGCATACAAGAAAGCTGGCCTATTTAAAACTGGTAGTAAAGAGGATTTACTTGTAAAGGCAGCTCAAAATTCAGAAGATGCAGTAAATTCAAATCCCTTATCAAGTGAATCCGAGCATTTACAAAGATTGAATGATGCTGAATCAGCAATAGAATCAAATGACCTGGTAAACATAAACGAAGTACCAGAATCAAGCGTTATCAAACCAAAGAATGTTTTTGAATCTGATAATTTAAATAATGAAGTTTTTAAGTTTGATCCAGATAATTTACAAGTGGATGCAAAACTTTTTCAGTTCAAAGCTGGTGGTGATGCTCAGGGTGTAACTGATGCTTTGCAAGGTGTAAAAAAATGGGATCCAATAAAATCTGGACAAATTGTAGTTTATGAGTATGCCGATGGTAGGCAGTTTATTGCAGACGGCCATCAAAGATTGGGCCTGGCTAAAAGATTAAAAGCTGAGGGCCAGGATGTAACTTTATATGGAATGAAGATAAGAGAGGTTGACGGATTTACTCCAGCTTATGCCAGGGTAACTGCTGCACTCAAAAATATTGCTGAGGGTACTGGCACTGCGGTTGATGCTGCAAAGGTATTGCGAGTAGATCCAAGTAAGATAAGTGAGCTGCCGCCAAGATCAAACCTGGTAAAACAAGCCAGGGCGGTTGTAAATCTTACCGATGAATTGTTTGGTATGGTTGTAAATGATGTAGTACCAGCAAAGTTTGCAGCGGTTGTTGGAAGATTGATTCCAGATGATTCAGCCTTACAAGAAGCTGCAATGAGAGTGTTGGCCAGGAATATGCCAGACAATGAGTTCCAAGCTGATGCTATAGTAAGACAAGTTATTGAATCAGGAGTTAGAAAAGAAACAACTGCAAACCTTTTTGGCGAAGAAGTTATGGCTGAAAGTTTTTTTGTTGAAAGAGCCAGGATATTAGATATGGCACAAAAAGCATTACGCCAGGATAAAAATGCTTTTCAAAACCTTGTAAATAATGCAGAAAGATTAGAAGCTGAGGGAAATCAGCTAGCAAGAAACGCTAACCAAGAAAGGGTATCAAGAGATGGCCAAGCAATCACGCTCATCACCACGCTTGCAAACAGAAAAGGGCAACTCAGCGATGCCCTCAACGATGCAGCCAGACTTGCCAGGGAAAGCGGCAACTATACCAACGCTTCAAGAGGATTTATCAACTCTGTCAGATCTGCAATTAACCAGGGCGATTTCAACCGCCTTGAGTTTGGCAACGTCAGACGCTCTTTCGATGGTGAAGCGAAAGTCCGCACAAGTGAGAATGAACCAACAAACTCAAACCTCAACGACTTTGACGAACCAGCTGGACCAGGATCCAGGCAACAATCAAATCAGTTAGAAGAAGATCAGTTTGGTGAGTTAAGACGGCAAGAGGGTTTTTTATCAGATCTAGAAGCCAGGCAAGATTTAAATACAAAACTTGACCAGGGCATGACGGATGCTGAAATAGACAATCATCCAGCAGTAATTAGAGCTATCGAAGAAGCTGATGCAATACCAAAAACACATGAAGCTGCAAACTACGGATCAAAAGATTGGTTTGATAATAGAGAGTTTGTTGTTGACGGAATGAACTTAAAAGGGTACGCTCAAGGCGTAAACTCGCTAATTGACAGAGCGAAAAAGCTGGCATACACCGATGCGAAGCTTGAGGTACCACCAGGTTATAAAGTAAAAACTGAGAAAAAAGCGGTTATATTGCTTGGTCCTCCAGCTGCTGGTAAAAGCACTTTTGCTAACCAAGTTGCTAGAAAACTTAATGCAGCAATAATAGATTCTGATGATGCAAAAAAAATATTACCAGAATTTCAAGGTGGCATAGGCGCAGCTGCGGTGCATGAGGAAAGCTCCGCACTAGCAAAGCTTGTAAAAGATTTGATTACTGATGAGGGATCTAATGTAGTTATTCCAAAAGTGGGAGATACAGTAGGTAGTATTCAGAAACAAATAGATAATCTTAAAGCAAAAGGTTATACAGTTACACTAGCGAATATGGATGTAACGCCACAAAATGCACTAACCAGGATGCTTAAAAGATTTATTAATACTGGTAGATTAGTTGATCCAGTTTATGTTAGAAATGTAGGAGCAAAACCAAATCAAACTTATGTTAGTTTGAAACAACAAAGGAAAGCTGATGGTTACGCCGAAGTCGACAACAACCAAAAACTTGGAGAGATCCCAACAATCCGAGAAGATACAGACGGAATCTTTGAGGGGTTACAATTTCGCACAAGCGGAGGAGAAAGGGGAGCAAGTGGCGGAGCAGTGGTTGACGACATCCCAGGGCAAAGAATTGATGGCCCAGGTCAAGAAATTGCAGAACAGACAAGCTTAGTCGATGATTTAGATTTAGAGATCCCTACGGAACTCACTGTAGATGGCGATAGTATTGTAGCCAAAACACAAACATTAAAAGAATTACAAGAAGAATTTGCGCAAGACCAGCGTATGCTGGACCGCCTTGAGGGTTGTGTAGTATGAGTTTTTTGGATTGTATTACTAATGGTAATCGTGAGGGCAACCTAACTGATGACCAGGCAAGGCTTGCTAGTGATTTATATATTGGATTAGATGTAGAATACCAGGGCAAAATGAATAGAGGTGCAGCTGCTGCAAGAGCTGCAAAAGAAACTTTTGAAAGTTTACAAAAGCTTGCTTCTGAAAAGAAAAGAAAAAAGTTACTCCAGGTCCAGGCGTTTAAACAAGTAGATAAAAATTTAAATGAATATAGAGGTTTTGGCGATAAACAAGACTATGCAAAAGCAGCTGAAGCTCTAATAGAACAAGATATTTTTTCAAAATATTCTAGCCTGGTGCAACGTCAACAAGCGATTGAACAAAGAGCTACCAGTAAAATGTATGATGTTCTGGCTACATTTAAAAGAAACTTGCTGGGATCTACAAGAAACAAAGCGCAACTTAAAAATATGGTCAGGGAAGTTTTTGGAGAAACTACTGATGATGTAAGCGCAAAAGAGTTTGCAATAGCCTGGAAAGAAACTGCCGAGGATCTAAGATTACAATTTAATAGAGCTGGTGGATCTATACCAAAAAGATCTGATTGGGGATTACCGCAGCAACATGACCAGATTGAAGTAGGCAAGGCTGGTATGTCAGAATGGGTAAGCTTTGTAAAAAACAGACTAGATCCAGAAAAAATGTTAGACCATGAAACTGGTCTTAAAATGACTGAAGATAGACTAATATTTGCTTTACAAGATGTATGGGAAACAATTAGCAGCGGTGGCTTAAATAAAGTCAAACCTGGCGCAATGGCAAGCAATAGAAAATCTTTGGCTAATAGCAGAACAGATCATAGGTTTTTAGTTTTCAAGGATGCGGATGCCTGGTTAGAATACCAGGAAAAATTTGGTAACACTAATGCTTTTGATGTAATGATGGGCCACATCACATCTATGTCAAAAGAAATAGCTCAGATGGATATATTAGGTCCAAATCCTCTGGCAACTTTAGATTTTATAAAAACTAAAATAAAACAAAATGTAGAGCCTGGAGATCCAAAGGCTATCAACAAAGCTAACAAAGCTGCAAACTATATAGATACATTATATAACGGCTGGTCTGGTAGAGTTAATCAGCCTATTGATGGATTTTTTGGAAATACTTTTGCTGGTATAAGATCTATACTTACTTCAGCACAACTTGGTGCTGCATCAATATCAGCAATAACTGATTTTAACTTTCAAAGAATTACCAGGGGTTTTGTTGGATTACCGCAAGTAAGCACTGTAACTGATGTTTTAAAATTACTAAATCCTTTGAAAGCTGAAGAAAAAGGCAAGCTAGCAGTAAGACTAGGTTTGATAGCTGAGGGATGGACAACTGTAGCAGCTGCACAAATGAGGTATGTCGGTGATGTATCTGGTCCAGAGATAACCAGGCGTATATCTGATTTTGTTATGAGGGCAAGCTTTTTATCTCCGCTTACACAAGCTGGTAGATGGGCGTTTGGTATGGAGTTTTTAGGTTATCTTGCAGATCAAGCGCCAAAAGCATTTAACCAGTTAGACGAGCCTATAAGAGCAAGCTTACAAAGATATGGTATAGGATCCGATAAGTGGGATATTATTAGATCTACAGATTTGTATGAATATGACGGCGCAAAATTTTTAAGCCACGAGAACATAGCAGCAAGAACAGATATAGATAGTAATACTGCCAGGGATTTATCTCTTAGAGTATTAGAGATGATAAATACTGAAACAAACTTTGCAGTACCATCATCAAGCTTGCGAGGTAAGGTTGCTTTGATAGGTAACACTAATCCTGGAACAATAGCTGGTGAGCTTTCCAGGTCTTTTGCAATGTATAAAAACTTTGGAACAACGCTAGTAAATACACATTTAGTAAGAGGAGTAACACAAAAAGGCGCTGCTAGAAAAGGCACATACCTGGCTGATTTTTTAATTACTGGAACAATTATGGGTGCGCTAGCCTTGCAGCTCAAAGAAATGTCAAAAGGTCGTGATCCTAGACCAATGACAAGCGCTGAGTTTTGGGGAGCTGCATTTATGCAAAGTGGCGGCCTTGGTATTTTTGGTGATTTTTTAATGTCCGATCATAATAGATTCGGTGGCGGCCTGGCACAAACAATAGCTGGCCCAGTAGTGGGCCTGGCTGAAGATGTTTTAAAATTAACAATGGGTAATGTTCAACAAGCTATAGAGGGTGAAGATACAAACTTTGCAAGTGATATGGTGAGGTTTGCTGGTAGATATACACCAGGCAGCTCGCTTTGGTATTCAAGGTTAGCTTTAGAAAGAGGTATATTGAATCAATTAGAACAAATGGCAGATCCAAAAGCTGCTAGAAAATTTAGAAACATAGAAAGAAGATATGCAAAAGAATACAACCAATCTTACTGGTGGCGGCCTGGAAGTGCAGCGCCAGATAGATCAGTAGATTTATCCAACCTTTTTGAGGAATCAAGATGACAGTATCAACAACAACAATAAAAAATTCACATAGCGGTAATGGCACTGCTCATAGTTTTGCTTATGGATTCAAAATTTTTGCGGATGCCGATTTAGATGTTATTGTTAGAAGCTCTACTGGCACTGAAACAGTTAAAACTTTAAACACTGATTACATTGTAACAAACGCTGGAAGTGATAGTGGCGGTAATGTTTTATTCAAATTCAATACTGGCACAAGCAGTGATGCACATTTTTCAAGCTCAGATAAAAGACCGCAAAATGGCGAAACTGTAATTTTAAGGCGTGGTTTAGATATTACACAATCAACTGATTATGTAGCTAATGATCCTTTTCCAGCTGAAAGCCATGAAAATGCCCTGGATAGATTGACGCTTATAAGCCAGGAGCTTCAAGAAGAACTTGATAGATCAATAAAATTATCTCGTACCAACACTATGACTTCAACTGAATTTACTGTTGGTGCTACAGATAGAGCTAGTAAAGTTCTTGCTTTTGATAGCAGCGGTGAAATATCTGTTACACAAGAACTTGGAACATTCAAAGGTGATTGGGCGGCAAGCACTGCATATGTAATAAGAGATATTGTAAAAGATACCAGCACTAATAATATATTTATTGTAACAGAAGCTCATACATCTAGCGGATCCCAGCCATTAACAACCAACGCTAACAGTGCAAAATATTCACTTATTGTTGATGCAGCAAGTGCTACAACAAGCGCAACAAATGCTGCCAGTTCTGCAACGGCAGCTGCTAGCAGCGCAACCGCAGCTGCAAGTAGCGCAAGCACTGCATCTACTCAGGCATCAAATGCAAGCACAAGTGCAAGCACCGCATCAACACAAGCAACAAATGCAGCTAGTTCTGCAACGGCAGCTGCAAACGCCCAGGCAGCAGCTGAAGCTGCCCTTGATACTTTTGACGATAGATTCTTAGGCGCAAAGTCAAGTAATCCAACTGTTGATAATGATGGCAATGCACTACTTGATGGTGCTTTGTATTTTGATACGACAAACGATATAATGAAAGTTTACGATTTAACTAATAATCAATGGCGGCAACTTACATTAACATCAACAAATCAAACAAATGTAAACACTGTTGCTGGTGCTATAAGCAATGTTAACACTGTAGCTGGTGCTAATAGTAATATTACCACTGTAGCAAGTGATATATCTGATATAAACACAGTAGCTGGAATATCATCAAATGTAACAACTGTTGCTGGTATAAGTAGTAATGTTACCTCAGTAGCTGGAAATTCCACAAATATAAATTCAGCAGTAAGCAATGCTACTAATATTAATACTGTAGCTGGTGCAATAAGTAATGTTAATACTGTTGGTAGTGGCATAACTAATGTAAATACTGTTGCTTCTAATATATCAGGTGTTAACAGTTTTGCTGAAAGATATAGAGTACAATCAGGTGTACCAAGTTCTGATAATGATGTTGGTGATCTAGTCTTTGATACTGCGGCTAATACACTTAAAGTATTTGGATCAAGTGGTTTTCAAAATGCTGGTTCATCAGTAAGATTTACATATAATATTACTGGCACACCAACGACACTAACTGGTGCATCAGGCACTGGTTTTGCAGAAGCTGGTAGCAAGACTTTGGCATATGATGCTGGATTTTTAGATGTATACCTAAATGGTGTAAAGATGGTAAATGGCACAGATGTTACTGTAACGTCAGGTGATTCTGTTGTATTTGCTAGTGCATTATCTAATGGTGATGTTGTTGATATAGTTACATTTGGCACATTTCAAGTTGCAACATTAAATGCTTCTAACTTAGCATCAGGTACAGTGCCAGTAGCTAGAGTAAGTGGATCGTATACTGGCATTACTGGTACTGGTGCATTAGATGCTGGGTCAATCACAAGTGGCTTTGGCAATATTAATGTTGGTTCAAGCACGATTACAACTACTGGTGCTATTACTGGTGGCTCATTATCAATAGACAATATTAC